TCAGCAGCGGCCTTCTCAGCAGCGGCCTTCTCAGCAGCGGCCTTCTCAGCAGCGGCCTTCTCAGCAGCGGCCTTCTCCGCAGCGGCCTTCTCCGCAGCAACCTTCTCAGCAGCAGCCTTATATGCAGCGGCTGTCTCAGCAGCGGCCTTCTCAGCAGCGGCAACCTTCTCAGCAGAAACCTTATCAGAAGCAGCCTTAGCAGCCTTCTCGGCAGCAGCCTTGTAAGCGGCAGCCTTCTCAGCAGCAACCTTCTCAGCAGCAGCAACCTTCTCAGCAGCAACCTTATAAGCAGCAACCTTCTCAGCAGCAACCTTCTCAGCAGCAGCCTTCTCAATAGCAGCCTTCTCAACAGCAGCCTTCTCAATAGCAGCCTTCTCAATAGCGGCTTTCTCATATGCGTCTCCTACTTTCATATCTGATGTTTCGACTGGTAAATCAAGAAGAATATTTTCGTTTGAACCCCTTTCTATTGTATGATTATTAACATTAATTTTTATAGGTTTATCGTCGTTACTAAATGTATTGAATAGTTTATTTAAATAATTCGCACCATCCACTTTAACTGTAAAATTTTCATTGTAATTATTATACCATATGATACCTTCTTTCCTAAACAACAAAATTAGTGAACATATAACAAATATTACAAATATAAATATAAATAGCTTGAATTCCATTTCTTATTATAATATGTGGTTATAATATTATAATAATGAAGTTATAATATTATAATAATGACGTTTAACTTGTATTCTTCCAATGGACAACATTTTGTAGCAATTGTTTATTTGCATTTGTATTAAATTTGGGACTTAATTTTAATTTGTCTCTATCTGTTTTTAATAAAAACAAGTCACTATATCTGTTGTTTTTTCCGCCGTGAGGCCTACAGTTAGTTAATTTTTGTTTAAAAACGATATAATTTATTTGTTGTTTGTCTGGGTTATCATAATGAACTATAAATGATTGTTTATTTTTATCATCTTTTAACATTTCATAACATTTCAATATAAATTCATTATTTGATAAAATAGGGAAATTTTGTTTATATAGACGTGTGATTGTTTGTGATTCAATACCCATTTGTTTTATAAAGTAAAGATCTTCTGGTTGGTCAGGATCAATCTCTGTTTCAGGAATAGGGACCGGGGCCGGGGCCGGGGACATAACTCCTAATTCAGGTTCATAAACAGGTGGTGGGGGTATATCTATATCATACCAAAAATACTCCTTTTTTGTTTTTACAATATCATATGTTAAATAAAAAACAATAGAAAATATAGCACTATAAAGAATGTTTTGTAACGGACCGGATCGTTTGTAAAACACATTTGTGCTACATATTACAAATAATGTGAATATATATATGATTAATTTAAAATCCATCTTATATTATTTACCTATAAAAATTATATGACCCCCTTATTTGCGAATTATTTTGGAATAGGCCCAGGTAAAGGATCATTGTTCTCTGAATTATTGGTATAATTTGTATAATCAAGAATTTTATTATGTATCGTTATCTCACTTGATGCTTCAGGACTATCTGTTTCTAATTCCGTATCTAAATCTAAAGACGTATTATGTATCGTTATCTCATTTGATACTTCAGGACTATCTGTTTCTAATACCGTATCTAAATCTAAAGACGTATTATAATTCACACCTTCGCGATAACGCAATATAAAATGTAATGTAAAATAAATAATAGATATAAATAATAATCCGTGTAAAACGGTTAAATTTAATAGTTTTATATTAGATATTTTAAATACCACGTTTGGTGATGTAATCACAAATAATGCGAAAATATATATTATAAAAACAATATTCATTATAATATATTTTATCATTTTATTTTTCGCATCATTTACACTGGCGGGGCAAAAACTGTATTTTCGACAGACCCATTATTTGTACTATATTGTTCATCTATATCAGGTGTGACTTGAATTACTTCATTTATAATATTAATCTCAACCTCATCATTTGGTTTTTTTATTTTATCTGTTACTAATTTGATAATATTGACTAAAGATCCTGTATTTTTGCCTTGCACTTCTAAATTTTCGATTTGTGATTTATTTACAATTCCATAAGTCAATTGAAATATAAATACTAGCAATAATCCGTGTATCATACTATTCAATAATTTATTTTTAATAGGTAATTTAAACAAGGAGCCGGGTGTTAATAATATAAATAACTTAAATAGATAAAGGAATAATAACCAATCCATATATACAATATCTCTATTTTTTATCTTTTCACAATGACTGATTTCGACAAAAACTCATTTATTGTTTGCATATTTTTTGTGTATCGTAAGTCACCTCTGGCCGCATTTGTAAAGACATCACTTTGTAATTGATTAAAGGTATATCCGTCTTCTATTATATGATATTTGGATGGAACATTTGTTTTTACTTCAGACGGTGATCTAACAAAAAAATGCTTTTGATCAACAGATTTTCCACCCATACGTATCCATTGTAATGAAGGAGATAATGTTTTTAATGAAGTAGATGAGAATAATATTACAGGTAATTGGGCAGCCGTGCTAAACACCCACCAATCCAAATCAGTAATATAATATTCGTCACTAAATACAATTGTTTCAAAAGTGGTTTTTTTCCTTTTTATTTTATCCATAAACATTGATTTTCCCTGTTTTCTTAAAATACTATAAACATACTTTTCCGCTGATTCGTTTTTAAATATATCACTATACCCTTTCCATAAAGCGGTTTTAATATTTTGAACAGAAATAACCGATAAATAAACAGATTGAATAATATAAATAATGGGTATAAAACTACAATTAACCGTTTTATGAAAAAAAAGTTCCTTTGCTGTATTCGGAAAAATCTTTCTCCAAGAACCTTCTTTTAGATTTCCTATCACATTTGGTTTTGTATGTTCAATGCAATCTAGAATAAAATCAGGTAGTCCTTTTATTGAACCCTTTTCATCAATAAAATCATCTTGTTCCTTTAACGACACTTTATTCGAATAGTTTTGAATACTTCCGCTATATTCCATATCTGGTTGAGCTGCATCGAATGTAATCATTTCATTTATACCATTATTACCAAAAGGTATTATATTTCTAAAATAATCACGGGTTAATCGAGTTTCCAGCAAAAATAGCTCATTTGTATTGATAAAAAAATCGGTATTGGTTATATTCATGTAATTTTTTGGATAAAACAAAAACAATCGACTTCTTTTATATCTTACCAATTCGTCGGCCATACGCCCAAAATATATTTTTTCATTATCACTTCCACTAAGCAGGTGTTTTTTTGGAAAAATAGACACACAATTACCATCATCACTCATTAAACAATATGATGGCTTGTCTGAGGTTTCATTTAAACAATTTCCATCATCACTGCATAATACAACGCGTTCAATTTGTTGTAAATCTTTCTCATCAATTTCTTTGAAATCTATTTTGTTTTGTAACAATAGTCTTAATTCTTTCTCAATATCTTTCAACTTGCCTCTATATGAATAATGGGGATCATCTATTGTTGCTAATATTTCTTTTCGTATTTGACGAAATTCAAATTGATTTAAATGCATTCTAATAATAGTTCTAAAAATATTGTAGAATTGTGTTTCTAGATTAATATTACGTATTACACTTATACGTTCTCCTGAAATACTCGTGGTAGTAGTAGTAAGTATTTTTTCCGCGCTTTTATGTTTATCGCCATCATTGTATTTATTACTATAGTGTTTTACTTCAGAGATTAAGTCTTTATCAATCGGTTGTGTAGGAGGATTAATTTGAACAAATTGATTTGTTTCTGTTAAAAAGCCAATTACTAAACCGTCTTCTATTATTTTTACTTTTGGCTTACTTAGTATTTTACCGCCGGTATCTTTTGATAACCCTTGTAATCTATCACGCGTAGTTCTATAATCTAACCATAAGTCGTCGTCATCCATAAACTTTGAAGGAATATTTTTCACCATTGCAGATGGAAAACAAGGGACAAACAATAAGGATTGATCTTCTTCTTTATTCACCATAACTCCGATTGCTTTGTTTCTGTAATTCATTACTTGTGCACTGATTTTATAGTGAAAATTCTTTAAAACGCGTACAAGTTCCGTTATGGGAATATTATGTTCAAACTTATATTTCTTAGGTAAACTAGGCAAAGGTCGACAATATGTATTTTTTGTATCTTTGATTAATTTTAATACAGAACGTATCTCATTTAATGCCGATGCCTCAATAAACGCTTTTTTAAATATTACTTCATTTTTTTTTATTTGTCCAGATTTTACTTTATATGCCGTTGTACCGTCTTTTGTAATTATTTTATTATTAAATAACTCTTCTCCTTTTTTTAATGTATAAATAGTATCATTCGTTTTCATATCAACAATACTTTCGTATTGTTCATATAGATGAATGGGTTCATAAAATTTGTCTTGTTTTAATAAGATAACTGTTTCTTTTGTTTCGTCATATTCTACTTTAGAATATGCATTTGAAGGACATATTAATTGCACTCTTTCAGTTATATCTTGATCAGTCATCTGTAATATAATAAGGTTCATACCGTCTTTTAATAGTTTTTTGTTTCTTCCGCAAAAAAAGTCCCAAATATATGTATGGTCAATTATAGATTCTTTGTTTTCTATAAATGCTATAAAATTATTATAAGCAGTCACTGTATGGTGTAAATATTCGACCTGTGTTTCGTCGTCAAGTGATATGGTTTTATAAAAATCGCTATCTTCGTGAGGGCCTATATCTGGTTCTTTTGTTAACCGTTTCGATCTAAATGATGATACTAAATTACCATTATGATAACGAACAAACATATCTATGTCTATCGATGATGCGAAAATTTTACGCATTTCTTCTATTGTAGGTGTTTCAGATAAACCTTGTTTATATGCATAAAAATGAGCTAAACACGCAATAAATGATTGGTTTTCTGATTTCTCAACACCATATCGCAATATACATTTTTCACCACCTCTAATTAAAGAGCTATTCTTTGGGTCTACCGCTAAATTAGAATCCATTTTAAAGAAAATTTGTAGAGCTAATGGTAAGAAACCCCATCTTGACTGAGGTAAAGGATAAGATACGGAGCTAATTACGTATGAAAACGTTTTATTCGTTACGTGTTGATTTTCATTTTTTTTCGATTTTTTCGATTTAACCTCTCCTTGTTTTGTTTCTTCTTCTAATCCACAAGATTGGCGTCTTTTTACTTGATCATTTGAATCCCAAGCTTTACCAAAGCAACACGGTATACAAGTTCCATCTGGATGTTTATCTTTTTTTAATAATCCCGGAACATGCTGAACATATTTACCGTCCTTCATATGTTGTTTTGTACTATTAAACTCATATACATATGCACCTTGAGGTACTTTATCTGCTCCACGTGGTATAATTCCACCGCATTTCCCGGCTTTAACATCTTCTTCGCTAATACTAGAATTTGTTTTTAAACACCAGTATCTTGGACATATATACCAATTCTTATTATCTTCTGAAGATCCATGATGTAAGGCGCGACCATAACTTCCTGGATTTGTCTCATCAATCTTCTTTTTTTCTGCATCAGTTAAAACAATAGGTTGTCTTCTATCACCCGATGGACAAGCCTTTGAATATAGTGGAAATTTGCTAGATTCTTCCGTAACATAAAGGGTAGGATCTAATTCCCGCATTCGCTTAAAAAAAGGAGTAGGATTTTTAATAGACATTCCGTCAATATTTGCTTTGTATTTTTCTTCTTCTGGTGTATTTTCACCTCCGTGAAAATCTTCGTCGTTTTCACCATCAGAACCACCGATATAATAGTCAGCATCATCGAAATTTATACCTCCTCCAGGTTGTTCTTTATTTTCACCTCCGAAAAAATCTTCTTCGTCACTATCCAAACCTCCTTCTTCGTCAACCGCATCATCTGCATAATCCTGATAATAGTCTGCATCGTCGAATTCTATACCAACCCCTTCTTGGACATCCTCTATTTCTTCTTCATCATCTTCTTCTTTATTTTCAGGAGCAAACACTAATGGCTTATATAATTCTATAGTTTGTTCTTGTGGAACAATAACCGTCTCTATTTTATCCTCTACATCTGATGTAGATTTATCCTTTGATTTAAACAATTTTAATTTACTCGCACTAATATTCGTTGTTTTTGGTTTTTGTGACATGCGTAAAATAGCATCAATGTATAATTCTATCTCGCGAATATAATGAACAGAATTAACATCAATAACTTCGACCAATAATTCACTTTTCAATGGTTTCATTTGAAAAAGGGTTTTAAAACCGGGATTTTCGGCTATTTTTTGTTTTAATAATTGAAACTGAGAACGAAATTCGGCAAATAACAATACAGCCGCATCTTGTTCTAAATCAAAATTATCAATTAAACCCTGAATTACCTCATCTGTATTACCAGTTCTATCATATATTTCTCGAATATAAGCATTCTGAGCGTTCATTTCCTTGTAATTTGTAATACGTTTAAATCGCATGTTAGCACCCTTGGACACATCTGTACTTAACACATCAAATATTGGGTTAATATAATCGAGTTGCTTTTGCAAATTCATTTTATTATCAATAGGTAAGACTGATTGATATGTTAACCGTATATTGATAATATTATCGTCTTCAATATCCGTGTACCGGCTAACTTTATAACCCGATGGTTGTAATATCACATTAAGTTGGGTTAACACGGGGTTTATTAATGTCGCTATCTCTTCATTTAATTGAGAAACCGTTAATAGTTTTTGTAAGTGTCCAAGAACCTCAATTTCAGAATTAGCATTAATATTAACAATAAACCCGATTTTGTCCTTAACATATAAAGAAACCTGTTTTGATTTACCTATTTCACGCGATAGACGCATAATATTTGTTTCGTCCATAGAGGGGATTTTTTTCCCGTCATTTGATATATTATCTGAAAATAGACGATACATATTTTCGCGGCGAGAACCCGGATTATATTTGATAAAAGGAATGATTTCAGTAGCATGTAAATTTCGAAACAACAAATCCAATGGGAAATTTGTAATAGAATTAAATGACTTTATTGTAATGGAAAAATGTTTTATACCCTTCTCTGTATATGGTAATTTCTCGTCAGCATTCCAATAAATTTCACGATAAATTTGTGTAATATTATGCTTTCGAATAATTTTTGATGTATTATATTGTTTAGTTTCATCTGATAGTTTCATAGAAGATTCCAATAATAACGATGATGTCGTTAAACCAGATTTAAACAGGAAAGGAAAATATAATCCAGATAAATATTCGGTATTTATATCGTGTGTTTCTGCGTATTTAAATGCAGATTTTGCTAGACAGACAATTATATCTGTATCTTTTGTATAATCAAGCAATATCGATTTGTCCAAGGTTAACAATGGGTTTTTTGGTTCACTTTTATAACGTATTGTTTCTGTCCATAACTGATTTTTAAAAGGATTTGTAGGAAACAAGAAATCGTAACTGTTTTGAAATTCCATACCAATTGGTACATATAATTCTTTTACTCCTGAATCGGTAAGTCCTATCCATTGTTCATATGAAAATATATCACTATATAGACCACCCTTTTCACCGTCTTTTTTATCCAATACATAAGGGTCGCTAGATATATTTGTGGCGTATTGAAAGAATTTTTCTTTTGTTAATTTTTTGGTATCATTTTCCGTAATTTCTTGATACACTTTAATCATATCTAAATCCTTTTTTGAAAGACCAAACATATAGACTTCTTCAACTGATAGTAAATAGTCATTGGTGTTTACTTTTTTATGAAAGTCTAATATTTCGGATACGATTTTATGTTTGATATCACGGATTGTATCATCTGCATGTATTAATTTATTAGAGTAAATAATTTCTACATCATGGCGTTTATAATACGCAATTTCAATTTCGCTAAAGATTACGGTTTCATCTTTTGATGAACGAAGTCCTGCACAAAATACAAATACATACTGTACATTACCTTCATCATTCAATACGTGTATTTTGTAAATATCCTCTTTCGGAATTATATAAGTCGATGTTTTTTTTACTTTTATACTTAAATCTTCTTCCATTATAATCTATATATATTGAAATGATGTTTTTATACAATTTAAATTGTATAAAAAAATAGTACGTGTACAAAGAAATTATGCTTTTCTTGCCTTCTTGGATTTTCTACCCTTTCTTGCCTTCTTGGATTTTCTACCTTTTCTTG